GTAATTAGCAGCGTTAGTAGAGATGAATATTTACAAATGCCTCAAAAAAATATTACAGGAAGGCCATCTATTTTTTATTTTGATCGTACAATTACCCCATCTTTGTACATCTGGCCAGCACCAACCCAATATTATAATGCAATTGATTATTCTTATAAGAAGGCAATGCAAGATGTGGGTTTATATACCAACACTTTAGAAATACCAGCAAGATTTTATCCGGCTCTAGTAGCAGGACTTAGTTTTAAATTAGCATTAAAATTTAACAATCAAATTGCTGAAATGCTAAATCAAGAATACCAAAATATATTTAATCTTGCGACCATAGAAGACAGCGAAGACGTTATTTTTAGCATAAATCAAGGATGGTCTTCATGAGTTGGATACAAAGATGGAAAAGTAAATACGTAAAAGTAAATCCAAAAAACCCTAATGGACTTGGCGTATGCGATCGCAGTGGTTTTGTTTTTAATCATAAAGATTTAGTAAAACAAATGGAGTGGAGAGGGAATAATCTAGTGTGGACTGGACTTATGGTTGGCCCTCCTTTTTTAGATAAACCTTCAGAGCAAAACAGACCGCCTATTGTAAAAGACGATCCCAAAACTCTTAAAAATCCTAGATTGCCAAAGGATTATATTTCACCTGATAGCAATCCTGCACCTAATAACAAAGAGCTTACTTTTAAATTAAATAAAGTAAGGTGGAATTAAAACAGGAGGTCTATTGTGTACGATCCAAATACATTACGAATATTATCTTTAGATGGTGGAGGTATGCGGGGTTATGTATCCACGAATTTTTTAAAATCCTTTGTAGATTTATGGGGAATAAATCCAAACGAACTATGGAAATATTTTGATGTGATTGCTGGTAGTTCTATTGGGGGTATTTTAGCATTATCTTTGTCTTATGGCAAAAGTCCCGAGGAGCTACTACCATTTTTTACTCAAAATGGACCATGGATTTTTACAACAAGTACAACTACTCCTTCGGTTACACCTTCTACTTTGACAAAAATTAACACCATTGTTGGGGGTCCGTTAAGTAGCCCTACTTTTTACCCTGGAGATACCAATGGTATTGGCACAAAAAGGTTAAAAAGCGACCTAGATACAGAGTTCGGCGCAAGCAAAATGACCGATCTTAAAACAACCACTCTAATTACTTCTTTTGAAAAAAACGATGTAGACCCTGATTATGGCATTACGACTAATACACCCGTATATTTTTCTAATAGCAAGATTGTACCAAGTTTAATAGGACAAGACTTTAATATTACGGACGTTGCAATGGCAACAAGTGCTGCACCTTTGTATTTCCCATCGTGGGCTATAGGTACTGATTTATATATAGATGGCGGTATTATTCAAAACAACCCTGCAAGCCTTGCTTTAAGCATTGCAAAAGCAAAAAAACCAGCTGCAAATCGTTATTGCGTTCTTTCTGTTGGAACTGGTCTTGGTGATGTGGGATTTCCTCCTGAGCAAGAAGTAAGACGCAGAGTAAGACAAGAAGTGCAAGAGCTGCGTAAAGATCGTAAAGCATTTGCAGATAAATGGCGTTTAAGCAGCAAACAACTGAAAGAATTAGAAGATTTAAGTAATAATGTACAAGCATTAGAGGGAGGATATTTAATTATTTATTTGTTAGGAGTTTCTACTACCGGTCCTCAAGAAGTTGCTGCAAAAGAGCTTTTTATACGAAGTAATTACACGCTAGAGAATTTGTATTACTACAGGATGCAATATTATTTTGAACCAAGCCAATACACAGAATTTGATAACTCTACACCCGAAATATTAGATTATTATCGCACTTCAAGTTTGGAGTATTTTAATAACGACATAGACAATATATCAACTTTTATAGGACATTTAACCGCATGAATTTTGATATTTTGCATAATTTTATATCGCCAGTAACAGGAAGAGTTTTATGCGACCCTGACTATATTTTAGTAGGTAGTAGAAATGGTATTGCCATTCCCTCTCCTACACTGATCGACATAAGATTAGATTTGATAGATATCAGAAAAGAGATAGATGATTTAGAAGCAATAAATCAAAGAGTTGGTTTTATTATCAGCGAGCCGGACGCAGATTTGCCAAAAGCTCAAGCATTAAGTGTGCTGAATGATGGTTTTATGTATAATACAAATGGTGTAGTTAGTACAACAAATGTATTGCCTTTGCCAAGTTTGTCATCTGAACATTTGTGGATTGGAGATGTTAATAACTCACCTGTTCAATTGCCTAATATTAAAATTAACAATCTACCGGGCCTAACTCAAAACAAAATATGGAAAGGTGATGCTCAAGGCAGACCCGTTGAAGTTGATGTCAATAGTATTGAGAACTTACCAGACTTAGCTAGCAATAATTTATGGATAGGTGATACAAGTAATAGGCCAGTTGCAAACGCTACAATTAATATTAATAATTTACCAAGTCTTGGATTAACTAGCGTTCCTTCTGCTACGGGTTTTGTTGGGAAAATATGGGAAGGCACATCGTCAGGCAGACCTAAAGAATCTAGCGCACTTGCTACAACGATTGCAGATTTAACATCTCTAAACGCTAAAATTTCAAATGCTAAATTTGTAATGAATAGTGGTTCTATCCTTTCTTTTCCTGGCTCACAGTTTTTAAATGACTTAACGGCTGGAGCTTTGGTTCAAACAAGCAGTGCTGGCGATGGTCAATTAAAGAGTGTTGTAATTAACCAAAACCAAGTATTAATGGGTGGTGCTAATAATACCCCAGAATCAAGAGCAAGAATAGGTATAGATAATTTACCTACCCTAACTCAAAACAACTTATGGCTAGGTGATGCAAATAGTAATCCTGTAGCAAAAAGCACAATAAACTTGAGCAACCTCCCCGCTTTATCTAGCAACAAAATATGGAAAGGTGATGCTCAAGGTAGGCCCGTTGAAGTTGATGTTAATAGTATTGAAAATTTGCCAGACTTAGCTAGCAATAATTTATGGATAGGTGATGCAAATAATAGACCAATAGCAAACGCTACAATAGATATTAATAATTTACCAAGTCTTACTCAAGATAAAATATGGAAAGGTGATGCTCAAGGTAGACCTGTTGAAACTAATTTTGACGTAGCTCCAGATGATGCAGCATATATATTAAAAGAACCTAATGCTAACCTTTCAAATGCTCAAGTTTTAAGTGAGCTCGGTACTGGAATGGCAAAAATAGTTGCAGGTGGAGCATTTGCTATCGCTATTCCTGATGAAGACTACGCAACTGTTGAAACATTAAATCAAATCAAAGCAGAATGTGAAGAGTTTAGAAATCAAGCTGAACAAGCTTCTACAGAAGCAGAACAGTCAGCAAATGACGCCTCTTTATCGGCCAATAGCGCATCTGCATCTGCTACTGAGGCTGCTGCATCTGCCTCTAGCGCTACTGCTTCTTCTGCTGCTGCTGCCGCTTCTGCTGCTGCTGCTGCCGCTTCTGCTACTGCTGCTGCCGCTTCTGCTACTGCTGCTGGTAATTCAGCGGATAATGCATCTGATTCAGCTAACGATGCTGCTGCTTCTGCCAGTGAAGCACAATCTTATTTAAATGAGTTATTAACAACAGGCATAACTATTACAGGAGATGTAGAAGGCGGAGGAGTTTTAAACGAGCCAATTGAGGTTACATTTAAAGAAAATCCAGTGTTTACCGGTAATGGTTCAATGACAATACCAGTAGGAACTACTGCAGAACGTCCAATTAATCCAGTTATTGGGATGACTCGGATAAATACTAGTTTTTAAATATGTTATAATAAAAAAAAGGATAAAAATATGGCTAGACAAGAATATTACGATGGTACGCAATGGATTGTAAACGGAGACGGAACAGTCAAATCCATAACAGCGGGAACAGGTCTTGATGGTGGTACTATTACAGAATCAGGTACTATATCTATAGCAAACACAACAGTAGTTGCTGGCGATTATGAATACGCCTCTATTACAGTAAATGACCAAGGACAAATCACATCAGCAACAAATGGCGTAGCTCCTGTTACTGTAATTAATGGTACACCTAATCAAGTTGACGTGGTTACAGATGTAAATGGTTCAACTATTTCTTTATCCTCTACTATTGAATGCCCTGGAGATATAGCAGTTAGTAATGGACAATTGACAATACCGGTAGGGACTACTGCCGAGCGTCCAGCAAACCCGGTTATTGGAATGATTAGAATCAACACGGATTTAAATTAATGACAAAGCCAGAATATTTTGACGGAACAGAATGGAAAAGTTTTTGTAGCGAAGGTGCGCCTGTTAATATTGAAAACGCCACAAGCTCACCTTTTCCAATTACTGGTTCATTAATAGTATCAGAAGGTTCTATTAATGTTGATCTAGGGCCGGAATTAGACGCTTTAGCTGTTTTTAATCAAAATGGATTAGTTACTAGAACAGGAGATGGTACTTACGCTGGTCGAGAGTTAATAGCTGGAAATGGAATTGAAATAGAAAATGGCAACGGAGTTAATGGAAATCCTATAATTTCTGCTATTGTCTTGCCAGACCCTTTTATTAATGACTTACCTATTAATGGTAATTTAGATTTAGAGAGCTTTGATTTAATTACTACTGGAGATGTTAGCGTTCAAAATGGTGCTTTTATTGGCAATAATTTGAGGGCTTATGATACAAATAGCATTTTTGTAAATAGTTCTTTTGATATGCAGGGTAAAGGTATTAGTAATCTTTTAACTCCTACAAATCCAAATGACGCAGCAACAAAAAATTATGTTGATACAGTAATCAACTCACCTTTTATTAATGACTTACCTATTAATGGTAATTTAGATTTAGAGAGCTTTGATTTAATTACTACTGGAGATGTTAACGCTCAAAATGTTAACGCTCAAAATGTTATTACACAATTTATTACAGCATCCAATACAAGCTTAGGCGTGGTGTTTTCCTCTAAGGTGCAGATGCAAAATAATCCTATCTTTGGGCTACCTTTTTTAATTGTTGATGGTGATATTGATTGTAGAGAAAATTCATTTATTGGTAACAACCTTTCAACTTATGATTCACTTAATTTAGCCATAGGAAGTAATTTAGATTTACAAGGTAACAGAATTTTATCGCTTCCGTCCCCTGATTTTGATGATGAACCAGCAACAAAAGAATACGTGGATAATCTTGCTTCTTGGTTCGTCACTGAAATTGGTCAAACTTTTCTAACGCAACCCATTACAGTAACTAGTTCATTTGATGTACAAAGTAATGTGAGCGTAGTTAATGGGGCTATATCATGCTTAGAAGGTGATATTAACTGCGGAGAAAATACGTTTATTGGTAATAATATTGCAGCATATAATTCGCCTAGCATAACAACAGGAAGTAATCTAGATTTACAAGGCAATAGAATTTTATCACTTCCACTCCCTGTTAATCTTAATGAACCAGCAACAAAAGAGTATGTAGATAATTTAGTTTCTAACGACAATATTCAGCTTTCTGTAGTAGAAATTTCTAGCTCTCAAATACTTGATTTAGACAATCATCCAGTATCGTTAGTTGAGTGTCCTCTAGGATGCGCAATCCTTCCCCACAACGTAGTAACCGTATACATACCTGGAACTCAAGAATATGACGATGATGATTTAGATATTAACATTGCTATTGGTAGCGTTAGATTTGGTACAGTAGACTCAAAGCTATTTCAAGAAGATTGCCCCGCTCTTGATATACTAAACCTCAAAGACATCAAAGTAGTACCAAATAAAAATGTTATTAATAAAGATTTAATTATTTACAATAAAGATTCGGGTTTATGTAGTGGCAATGGAACTTTAAAAATTTTCACTTGGTATTCAACACTTTATTTAGGAGATATTACATGACAAAAGATAAAACAAACGAAGTTTCTACGACTGATTTTGCTATTAATTACAACGGCCTTGGCGCTGTAACTAATTTAATGAAAGACGCTCAAAATATAAGAAATTTAACAAACTCTATTTTTGGTAGGTGTTGGAACGACACACAAAACTCGCAATTACAAGCTGTATGTGAGGCAACTAACGCATCAATCTCTATGTTACAAGAAGATATTACGAGTTTACAAGCGTTACTAGCACCTTACGAAAATACTACAAATAACAAAAAATAACGAGGTTTTATGAATACTAAAGATACATTACAAAACATCATCAAATATTCTCAAGTTTTATATAGTGACGGAATACTTTATTCATCTGACGACAAAGCGATATCAACTCAAGAGCGCAGAAATTTAGTCACTAAAGATATTGCTTTAATTCAAGAACAAATCAAAGTTCTAGAAAATATATTAAATTCAAACAGATAAAGGTATTAAAAATGACAACTAATTTTAACGGGATAGAAATTACAAGCAACGCAAAAACAGGAACTTCAAATAAAACAGCTTGTTTAATTCCTCCCAATGTAACTGAGTCACAACGAGACTTGCTACAGAACAAAAAAAACGGCGCAATGATTTACAACATTACTGCTAATGAGTGGCAAGTACTTACTGATGGTCAATGGTTGGGCTTAGTATCAGAAAAGCCTATTACTCCAGCACCTGGATTGAACACAGAAGCGCTAGTCTTACCATTTGGAAAAAAAGACGAAGTCGAAGATATAGAAAGAGACAATGGTTTTCTGTATCTTGATATCACAAATAATCAAGTGAGAGGGTATATTAACGGCAAGTGGTTAACTTTTTACGCCACTCAATGTGAAGTCCCAGGTTTAGGTATTACAAACGGCAGCCCAATGATTTTTCCATCTGGCGCGCAACAAGATGTAGAAGTAATAAAAAATGAAATAGATGGTTTTATTTATTACGATACAACCAATAATCAATTACGCATTTTTGAAGGCGAACAAGGAGAAATAGGAAATGGAATATGGCGTAGTATTAAGTGGAGTGAGTAATATTTATGAGCATTTTTGTTGATTACGATAATGTAATATTTCCAAATTTATCTAATACAAAAACAACTTTAATCGCAGCAGACAGTAATGCTTTATGGGTAAATAGTATTATTGTCTGCAATAGAAGTAAGCAAGCAATAAGATTTAATTTGCAACAGATAAAAAGCAGTACCGACACTAGCGAGGTATTTTTAATTAATGAATTTGAAATAGAGCCGTTGAAAAGCGTTGATGTTTTAGACGAATTGGGATTGACTTTAAATTTAAAATTTTCTGCTATTCCTAGTGTTAGCGACAGTATAGTTTGTTTTTCAAACGGCAGTACGCAAGTTTTTGATTGCACTGTGATCTACAGCAAACTTAATGAATTACCTATTGCTTAAAATATGTTATAATAGTTTTAAGTATATGTATTAGCATATGCTCCTCTTTTTAGCTGGAGAGTGTAAAAAGCTCTTCAGCAAGTTTCTGTGAAACTCAAAATCGCATCTTTGGTTATCTCTTAATCCTCAAAAGATTTCTTAAATTTAACACAATAATGGATGCGATATGAATCCAGCAATAATAAATTATGCACAGTCTCAACAGCAACTAGCTGATCAAATGCGTTTATTAAATGAAAACAGTCAAAACGCAAATAGTGAACCAATTAATGCTAGTCCTAATCCTTTTGATTCTGGTATTCAAAGAGCTATCTCAACAGCCAGAGACTCTTTAGGAATGACGGAAAAGCAGCAAGATCGGGCTTTGCGTAGAAGTTTGCTTAATTTTGCTTCAAACATTGCTCAAACTCCGAAAAGAAAGGGATTTTTTAATAATTTTGGCGATATATCTCGTGCTGCTCTTCCAGCTATCAGCGAATATTATAATGCAGAAGCAAAGGCAGAAATGGCAAATAATGCCTTAGCTAATCAAATTTTGAATTATCAAAAAGGTTTAAGGCGTGAAGCGTTTGAACGTGAGAAGTTTAATAACCAGCGGCAATTTCAACAAGATAAGCTAGAAGAAACTAAGCGTCATCATGATTTATTAGATAAATTTAATCAAGCTAAACTTGAGGCAAAAAACAAGTCTGCCGTTTCTCCGCTTGGCGATAACTTTGCGCCAATTGAAAGCAAAACTGAGCGTACAAATTACAGTAAATTAAAACAATCTACTGGTGAAGTATTAGGCGATTTAGGAAAAATAAAACAGCAGTTTGAGAATTTGCAGGAGATTACTAAGGACGATTTAATAAACCCTATGAATCCTTATGTTGGGTCTTATGCTAATCAAGCAAAAGATTTATTAAGTTATTTTAACAAAGACTCAGACGATCAAAATAAAAAAGCAGAGAGAGAAAAAAGTATTAAAAGAAAAGCTTTTGAAGCCGAAGTAAATAAATTCCAAGTAGAGTTTGAAAGAAAGCTGAAAGGGGGGGTGCTTGGCAAAGGTATTATTGAAATATTTGACAAGAAACAAATGTTGCCTTCTGTTGGTGATGCGCCTGATGTATTTCAGCAAAAGCTAGAAGACTTAAACGAGATGATCTCTAA